CTATTATGTTGAAGACATCCCCCACCGGGACGGCAGAGAGCAACCTGATCGCCACCAGTAGGGCATATAGGGACCCTGGAGTTTACCGCCCAGAAACTGCGGAACCGTGAGGATCTGCGTTTGTGGGTGGTTTTAATTACCCCGGAGGCGCATGGCTGACCCGGAAAAGAAAACCAGAATTGAAATCCCCGACATTCTTTTAATCATTGGCCTGATCTTGTTATTCACAGGACTGGGCTTGGCCGTCACCTGGCCGTGGTCGCTGGCCATCACCGGCGCTGTCCTGATCGGATTGGCGATCTGGCTGGTCACACCGACGAAGCCGCTGAAGGACAAACCCTGATGCTGCGCGATATCGTCCAAAAGCGAAATGTGTCCCTGACCTCCCCGCCCAAATGGTTGCTGGAGCACTTTGGCCTCGGAGAAGCTGCTTCGGGGATTAACGTCAGCGTCGAAGGGTCATTGAAGGTCACGGCGGTCCTGTCCGGCTTCACGATCCTGACCGAAGACACCTCCAGCCTGCCGTTGATATTGTATCGCCGCCTGGAACGGGGCAAAGAGCGCGCGATTGATCATCCCTACTACACCCTGATGCATAACGTCCCCAATCCCGAAATGACCAGCATGGTCTATCGGGAGCTGCAGGTGGGGCACATGCTCGGATGGGGAAATTTCTACGCCCAGATGCTGTGGGATGAGGCCGGCACCGTTACGGAGCTCTGGCCGCTCAACCCCTCCCGGATGGAGATCTTCCGGCAGAACGGAGAGCGCCGTTATCTGTATTACACCGACAGCGGCCAGCGCGTGGCCTTCCGCCAGGAAGACATCCTGCACATACCCGCTTTCGGCTTCGACGGCATCAAGGGCTATTCCCGCATTTCCCTGGCCAGAAACGCGGTCGGCCTGGCGCTGGCCGCCGAAAAATACGGTAGCCGGTTCTTCGCCAACGATGCCCGTCCCACCGTGGTGCTCAAATCGCCCAAGCCGATGAAAATGGAGGCGCAAAAGAACCTGCGGGAAAGCTGGAACGAGATCTACCGCAGCGCCGAAAACGCCGGCAAGGTGGCCATCCTGGAGGAAGGCCTCGACCTGGAAACGATCGGCATCGAACCGGAGGCGGCCCAATTCCTGCAGACCCGCCAGTTCCAGGTGGCAGAGATCGCCCGCATGTTCCGGATCCCGCCGCACATGCTGGGAGACGTCACCAACTCAACTTCCTGGGGCACCGGCATCGAGCAGCAGGAGCTTGGTTATCTATCCCACACCCTGCGGCCGTGGCTGGTGCGCATCGAACAGCAGCTCAACAAGGACCTGCTCCTGCCGGCTGAACGCACGAAATATTTCTTCGAGCACCTGGTGGATGCACTCCTGCGGACGGATATCACAGCCCGGATGACTGCCTATGCAACCGCCATTAACAACAGCATCTTATCTCCCAACGAAGCCAGGGAAAAAGAAAATCTCAATCCCTATGAGGGCGGCGACAGTTACCGCTTCCCGCTCAATATGGGAGAGGCCAAAACGCAGACCCGCAGCATCACGCCGGTCCTGCTCGACACCGCCGAACGGGTGGCGCGCTACGAAAACAACGAACTGCGCGATGCCTGCGCGCGCTGGCTGGAAAAAGGCAAGGAAGAGAAATTCAAGACCTGGCTGGACGAATTCTACACCGGCGAACTGCCGGCCTTCATCCGCCGGTCGTTCCGCTCCTACGTGGAAGCCGGGATGCTGGATACGGATGTCCTGCAGCAAGCAGCAGTCAAAACATCTGCAACCCGCCAGGCCAACGTGACTGCCCTGAAAACAGTCGAAGCCCTGGGCACGGTCGAAGGGATCGACCCGGACGTCTTTATCTGTGATCTGTTGGGGACGTCCATCGTCCCCGAGGAAGAAGGTTGACATGCCATACCCAAACGAACATGCCGCACGGCTGCGTGACCCGGACGATTTCGATCCCGACAGCTTCCGCCGCACCAAGGGCGGGAAGCTCTACAACAGCATCGAGGTGCCCGAAACAATCGCCATCGTTTGGGGCAAATTGAAGGGCAAAGCCGAGCCGGAAGACCCGCCCCTGCCACAGGCGCTGCGATTCCCGACGAAAGACTGGGAAGCTGACGAGGCGCGCAAGTGGCTGAAGGACAACAAAATCAAGTACATCGACTTCGAACCGGCCGAAGAGAATTCTGCAGGTGCGAAGAAGGCTTCGGCGATTCGTATCGCCGAAGCGGCTGACGGCGGCTGGACGCCGCCTCTAGCCGAACGCCGTTTCCTGGAATTCGAAGTGCGCGCCGCCGGCGAAGGTGAGCCTCCTGCCATCTCGGGCATGGCGGCCGTCTATAACCGGGAAGCCGTCATCGGGAATTTCTTCCGGGAAATCATCCGTCCAGGCGCCTTCCGGCGCGTGCTGAGTGAAAACCCGGACGTGGTCGGCGCCGCCAACCATAACTGGGATATTGTCCTGGGACGGACCATTTCCGGCACTCTGAAACTTGAAGACCGCGAGAACGACGGTCTGCACTACAGCATCGAACTCAACCAAAAAGATCAGGAAGCGATGAACTTCTACTCCCGTGTCCAGCGGGGAGATATCCGGCATTCGTCCTTTGCCTTCACCGTCCGCAAGGAACTGTGGACGAACCCGGAAAATCCCAAGGAACTGCCCCTGCGGGCGGTCCTGGAGATAGACAAACTCTACGACGTATCGCCGGTCACCTTCCCGGCATACCCCACCACGACCGCCAGTGTGCGGTCGCAGGTCGAGGCAATCCAGCAGGAAATGGAACAGGCCAGCCAGGCTGCGTCAGGCGGCGCAGAAGACCAGGCCCCCAAAGTGGAAGCCCGCCGGCGGGCACGCCGCCAGGCGCGCTCCCGCACCCTGCAACTGCTCGACCGAAAATAACCAATCAATCAACTCAGCGTGAGGAGATTGCTTCGTCGAAGTACGCTCCTCGCAATGACACTCAAAGGAGAGTGAAACCATGAAAACAGAACGTGAACTACTGGCCGAACGCGACGCCCTGATGATCCAGGCGCGCGACCTGAACACCAAGGCCGAAACCGAAAGCCGGGACCTGACCCCCGAAGAGCAAACCACCTGGGACAAGTTCCAGGTTGACATTGCCGCCCTGGACAAGCGCATCGAGCGCTCCCGCTTCCTGGCCGTCGTCCCGCCCCAGCGTCCCTCTGGAGTGCCGAACATCCTGAACAACCCGCGCGGGGACACATTTATGGGCGCCCTGCGGAACTATCTGCAGAACAATGATATTTCCGAGGAACTGCGCCCACATTTTGGTAGCTACCAGGGCATGGATGGCGTGGTCGTCAAGCGCGCCAGCAACGCCACCGACATGAACATCACCACCCAAGCCGACGGTGGGTATCTCGACCCGACCGGGCTGTACAACGCCGTGATCACCAAGCGCACCGAAGCCAGCCTGCCGATTAAACTGGGCGTGGCCCAGATCCCCGGCAAGGGCACGACGGTCAACGTCCCGTATGACAATGAGTCAGACGGTGAGTTCATTTCCACCGGCGAAACATCCGGATTTGACCAGGACGCCCCGGCGATCGGACAGGCAGCCATGACGCTGGTGAAGTACAGCAAGTACATCACCTTGAGCGTGGAGCTGCTCGAAGACGAAGATTCCGCCCTGATGGCCTTCCTGGTCGACTGGATCGCCCGGGCGCAGGCCAAGACCTACAACCAACTGCTGTTGGCCGAAGTGGCCTCCGCCGGCACTTCCTACAAGACGACTGCCAGCGCGACCGCCATCGTTGCCGGTGAACTGGAAGCCGTGGTTTACAACGACACGATCGGCGGATACCTGGACGACGCCGGCTCCCTGGCATTTGTCACGAAGCCGAGCACGTACGGGGCGATCAAGTCGATCCTGGGCGACCCACGCCTGTATGGCGATATCGCCTCGGCGGGCCGCCAGATCATGGGATACCCGGAGTACTTCAGCGTCAAAGCCGGCGCCATGACGGCCGGCCTGAAACCGGTCTACTTTGGCAACTGGCACTTTGTCGGTCAGCGCGAAGCGCCCGGCTTCACCATGCTGCGGGACCCCTACAGCGCGGCCAGCACCGGCCAGGTCAAGCTGTGGATGTACTTCCGCACCGTTTTCAAGGTGCTGCAGCCGGCGGCCGTCGGCTACCTGATCATGCACACCTAAACCAACTCCACCCCCAACCCCTCCCCATTTGCAAAAACAGCAAATGGAGAGGGGAGAAAGGAAACTTATGAAATACAAAGTCGTAACACCCCTGGCTCGAATAGGGCAAGGGTTCGCCGTTGGCGATCTGATCGAGATCGTTGATAAAGCTGAAGCGGCGCGCATGATCGCGGCCAACATTGTCGCCCCGATCAAAGGCGAACGGGAAATCCGCATGGAAACCGCCGACCTGGAACCGGTCGGGGTGGAAACCACCGGCCGGAAACCAGCCGGGGTGGATAAATCCAAAACCGCCAAAACCGGCAGAAAGAAGAGATGATCTATGGGTACACTCTCGTTTGGGAACATCATTGAGGACATGCAGCCGGACCTGTCGCTGATCAAACTCGACGCCGACAACGAAACACTGACCGGCACCGGCGTGGACATGCTTGGCTACCAGGGCGTTGTCTTCTTCGCAGCTGCCCAGGGAGGCGAAGCAAAAACCTACGGCCTGAAAGCCCAGCAGGATACAGATGTCGCATTCGGTGGAGCGGCCGACCTGGCAGACTCGAACGTCGCCTTTGTCACCACGACCGGCCTCAACGGTTTCGCCTTCCTGGAGATCCACAACCCGGTTGAGCGTTACGTGCGCCCGAAGCTGGTGGTGCCGAACGTCACCACGCCCACCGCGGTGTGCGTGAT